AGTGACAGGCAACTTAGATCATGTTGCACTTTATATTGGTGATAATATGATACTGAACCACAACATTCATAAATTGTCTTGCAGAGAGCCTTTAGATATGGGATACCTACAAAATCTTAGAGGAGTTTATAGGTATGACGCTTAAAAAAATTAAAGTTTATGGAAAACTTAGAAAGTTTTTAGGTGAGTCATCTTTCCAAGCTGATGTTGACACTCCATCTCAAGCTATAAAGTTTTTGCTGTGTAACTTCCCACAAGTAGAGAGTCACATGGCAAATCAGTATTATAAAATTAAAATGGGCGAGCAAGATATTCCTCTTGATTTATTACATTTAAAAGGCGAAGACGATATAAAAATTATTCCTGTAGCCTCTGGATCTGTTCCAGTTGTTGCCGCTGTTACAGGAGCAATTTCTACAGGTGCGGCGGTTGTAGCCACTGCCGCCTCAGCTATCCCAGTTGTTGGTGGAGTTGCATCTGCCGCCATTGGTGCGGTAGGAACAGTTGTTGGTGCTGTAGGTACTGCCGCTACTGCTATATCTTCTTTACCTGTGGTAGGGGGTATTGCAAGTTCAATTGTTACAAGCGTTGCAATTGAGGGTGTGACTTCACTAATAACGCCCACACAGTCTGTTGCGGCGAGTTCTACGTCTGATGCTTTTTCGCAAAATGATCCACAATTACAGGCAAGTAATTACGCATTTAGTGGCATTGCAAACGTCAGCAGAAGTGGTGTTGCAGTCCCGATTATATATGGGGAGAGGTTTGTTGGAAGTGTTATTGTGTCAAATGGTGTTGACACCGTTCAAGTAGATGGTACAGCCTGATGCCAATTCCAAGTTTTAACGAAAGAGATAGAATTACAGATCCCTCTTTACCAAGAGATCATCTAGGAAGTACTCAACGACAAACAACCGTTCATGTACTAGGGGAGGGAGAGATAGAGGGCTTTCCATCTGCAACTGGAAGCAAAGGTAGCACTGAATACAATAATGGGGCTTTGAAAGATGTTTTCTTAAATGGAACTCAAGTCTTACAACAGTCGGCAAGCAATACAAATCCAGATAACAGTGACTTTAATTTCACAAATGTAAATTTTGAACCTAGATTTGGCACAGCAAATCAGACCCATATTCGTGGTATTTCAGAAGTTGAAACAGAGCAAACTGTAAATGTTCCTGTTACATTTGGCAATCCAGTCTCAAGAACTATCTCTAATGCCAGTGTTGATGCGGTAAGAGTAACAGTTGGCTTTACTGCATTACAAGAATTTGAAGACAATGGAGATATTTCTGGAACCTCTGTTGACATAAGAATACAAATTATTCAAGACAACGGAACTACAACTACGCCTATTGATGACACAATTACAGGAAAATCATCTAGTGCATATTTTAGAGATTATCGAATTAATATTCCATCTAATTTTGTTTTTCCTATAACTGTAAGAGTTATTAGAGATACAGCCGACAGTAGTGTAACTACGTTACAAAATGGCACAGTCTTCTCTTCTTTCACAACAATAATTGATAAGCAAAATGCTTATCCAAATACCGCTCATGTGGGATTAAGAGTGGACGCAGAGCAATTTCCACAAATGCCCAGAGTAATGTTCAGAGTGCTTGGAGTTAAGATAAAAATTCCTCACAATGCAACTGTAAGAGCAGATGGTAGTTTAAGTTTTAGTGGCGTGTTCAATGGAACTTTAAAAGCACAAGGAGAATTTTGTAACGATCCTTCATGGGTGCTTTACGACCTTTTGACAAATGAAAGATATGGGTTTGGCGATCATATATCTGAATCTCAACTTGATAAATTTGCTTTTTATTCTCAATCTGTCTATAACAATGAGTTAGTTTCAAATCAATTAAGCGGCAGTCAAGCTGGTAATGAACCACGCTTCAGCTGTAATGCAGTAATACAAAATCAACAAGACGCTTACAGGCTTATAGGAGAGCTTTGTAGTGTTATGAGAGTGCAAGCCTATTATCAAGCGGGATCTATTACCATAACTGGTGACAGGCCCACTGATGCCTCATACCTCTTTAATTTGTCAAACGTGTTGCCTGATGGTTTTAGTTATACAAACACTTCAAAACGGATAAAGTACACAGTTATAAATGTTCAGTTTTTTGACATGGAAACTCAAGAGTTTGATTATGAAACTGTAGAGGACACTGGATTGCAAGCTAAGTATGGATTTGTTGTTAAAAATATTCGAGCATTTGCTACAACTTCAAGAGGAATGGCCCACAGGCTTGGAAAGTGGTTTTTGTACACACAGGCAAATGAAGGTGAGGTCGTTTCTTTTACTACAACTCTTGAAGCTGGCACTTTAGTTAGAGTTGGGGCTGTCATAAAAGTTGCAGATCCTGTAAGGGCTGGAGTTAGAAGAGGAGGTAGAATTGCAAGTGCAACAACAACAACTATCACAGTTGATGATGCTGCAAATACAGACCTAGATATCTCTAATGACCCAACATTATCTGTGATTTTGCCAGATGGCAGTATTGAATCAAGAGCAGTGGCTACTAAGACTGATAAAACTCTTACAGTTTTTACCGCTTTCAGCACAGCACCAAATCCAAATTCTGTTTGGATATTAGAAAACAATTCTGTTGAATCACAACTTTTTAGAGTTGTAGGAGTCACAGAAGTAGGTGCTTTGACATATCAAATCACTGCTGTATTTCATAACACTGGTAAATATGATTTTGTAGAAGACGGCACAACTTTACCTACAAGAGATATAACGACTCTCAATGATAGAAAACCAGCACCCTCAAACTTATCTGGCACTGAAAGAATTGTAGTTGTTAATAATAGAGCTATCAGCAAAGTTTTTGTTAATTGGCAAGCAGTACAAGGTGTGAATGAATATCGAGTTCAATACAGATTCAATAATGGTAATTTTACAACTTTGACTGTAAGTAAAACAGATTTTGAAATTTTTAATAGTGAAAAAGGAACTTACGAAGTAAGAGTATTTAGTTATAACGCATTGAGGCAACCATCATCTAGCCCAAACACAACAGTCATTGCAACTGTTGGTAAAACTGAACCGCCAGAAAATGTACAAAATTTAAGAATTGAGCCAATAAATTCAAAATTAATACGTCTAAGATGGGACGCTTCAACAAGTGCTGACGTGCTTCATGGAGGATTTTGTCGGATAAGACATTCACCCAAAACTGATGGGTCTGGTACGTTTCAAAATGCCACCGACATTGATAAACTTGCTGGAAATAGCACACAAATCACTGTTCCCTACATTGAGGGGGAATATTTGGTTCGCTTCGAGGACGATACTGGAAACTTAAGTGCAAGTTCTAGTTCAATACTTATTGACTTGCCAGATGCTTTGGGTGCTTTAACAGTGCAAACAAGAAGAGAAGATACTGACTCGCCAAAATTTCAAGGGAACAAAACTAATGTCACATTTGACTCAGCTACTGACTCAATAAAGCTTACGAATCCAGCTACAAATTTGACAGGTGAATATGCTTTCAATGAAGTTTTAGACTTAGGGGCTGTGTTTAGTCTTGACCTTAAAAGGCATATATTGTCAGAGGGTTTTTATTCTGGCTCATTGTTTGATTCGAGAACTGCTTTGATTGATACTTGGAGTGATTTTGACGGCCAGTCTGCAACTGCGGTGAACTGCGATATTTTAGTGGCGGTGACACAAGACAATCCCTCGTCTGGATCGCCAACTTTTACAGCTTTTCAAAGTTTTGTAAATGGCACATACAAAGGCAGAGGGTTTAAATTCAAAGCGGTTTTATCGTCACAAGATCCAGCACAGAATATTAGAATTTCAGAATTAGGTTATACAGCAACATTCCAAAGAAGAACAGAGCAAAGTGCTACAGCCATTGCAACAGGTGGTGGAGCCAGAAATGTAACCTTTTCAAATGCCTTTTTCACAGGCACTTCAGCATTATTAGGAGCGAACAGTAATCTTCCATCAATAGGAATAACTGCAACAGATAACATCACCAGTGGAGATTTCTTCACTGTCACAAATATTTCTAATACAGGCTTTACAGTGCATTTCAAGGATTCAAGTAATTCAAGTATTGATAGAAATTTTAACTTTTCTGCGGTAGGATTTGGAAAAGGTGTTTAATTAATGACCAGACCAAATAGCACTAATAAAGAATCAAATAACAATTATGAGCCAGCTAATGCTACTGGTGCGGCAGTTCGAGCAGCGATCAAAGATGTATTTGGAGCATTAAGAACATTAAATGCGGGTAGCGGTGATCCAAGTGGAACTGCAAATTTAGCAGCTTTTCAGCCTCACATTGATTCTGATACAAATTTGCTCAAGATAAGAAACGGAGCCAACAATGCTTTCATAACATTAGGAGATGTTAGTGAAGCTAATTTTGGTCATGCTGATCTATCAGGTGCAACATTTACAGGTACTGTCATACATAATTACACTGGTGCTTTGAGGCTGCCATCAGGAACAACGGCTCAAAGGCCATCAAGTCCTACTGCTGGAGATATAAGATTTAACTCAACAACAACTGAAGCTGAAATATTCAATGGTAGTATTTTTACAGCAGTTGCTGGTGGAGCGGGGGCAACTGGTGGTGGTAACGACCAATGGGTATTTGAAAACGACCAAACAGTAACGCAAAACTATCAAATCACTGCCAACAAAAATGCTCATTCCGTCTCACCAACAATTAATTCTGGTGTGACTATTACTGTGCCATCTGGTGCAATCCTTGTTATTCTTTAATTATGGCTTTAACATTAAACGGTTCTACAGGTATTTCTGGAGTTGATGGTTCAGCTTCAGCACCCTCAGTAGTTGGTTCTGACTCTAATACTGGATTTGCATTTGCTTCCGATACTCTCTTATTCAATACTGGTGGTAGTGAAAGAGCTAGAGTTGATACCAATGGAAATATGGGCTTGGGTACTAGCTCTTTAATTGGAAACGCATCAAGTGTTTATCTAACAGTTAATGGTAGTTCTCTTGGAGGAATTGCTTTGAAAGCTGGTGGAACCACACAAGGATATTTGCAAGGAAGTGGAAATACAATGACTTTATCCTCTGACGGATCCAAGAATATAAGATTTGATACTAATGGTTCACAACGCATGAACATTGCAAGTGACGGCAATGTGGGAATCGGTAAAACTTCTTCAAGTATAGACGTTGATGGATCAATATTTATTGGATCAGGTCAAGGCATGAATATGGTTAAAAGTGGAAGTGGTGGTAAAATTCTTACTCTTAATAGAAGAACAAATGTTGGTTTATCTATTGAATTTTTTAGAGGCAGTTCTGTTGGTTCAATTTCTCACAACAATACATCAACTGCATACAATACAAGTTCTGATTATAGATTAAAAGAAAATGTAGTTGCTCTTTCTAATGCAATTACAAGACTTAAAACTCTAAAGCCTTACAGATTTAATTTTATTTCTGATAAAGACACAACAGTTGATGGATTTTTGGCACATGAGGTCACAGCCGTTCCAGAGGCAATAACAGGAACAAAAGATGCTGTTATTACTCAGGAAATGATAGACAATGAAGATTATGAAAAAGAACGCTTAGGGGATATATTACCGCAAGGCATAGATCAATCAAAGTTAGTTCCGTTACTTACCGCTGCATTACAGGAGGCAGTGGGTAAAATAGAAACATTGGAAACAAAAGTCGCTGCTTTGGAGGCTGCATAAATGGCAAAAATTCAGCTAAATGCTGCGTCAGGGGGAGGATCAGTTGCTCTTGAAGGGCCAGCATCATTAGGCTCTGACAAAATTATCAAATTCCCAAATGCTCATGGTGTAATTGTTCAAGTTGTACAGACTTTAAAAACAAATGTTTTTACATCTTCAGCTGAAAATAGTTTTACTGATATTACAGGCATGAGTGTAAATATAACTCCAACGAGCAGTTCAAGTAAGATTCTTGTTTCTGTAAATATGAACGCATCTAATGGAAGTGATGTTCTACACGTTTTTAGACTTTTAAGAGGTTCAACAGAAATAGGATCAGATACTTTCGCTAGTGCCGCTAATGGATTTGCAATTTTTGACTCAGAGGCAGTTGGTTCACAGAGCAGATATGTTGGTCACGTTAAGGGTGAAATTCTTGATAGTCCATCTACAACCTCACAAATAACTTATAAGGTACAGTTCTTTAAAAATGGATCAGCAAATATGCACGTAAATAGGCGAGCATTAAATACTGGTGCTGGTTCAACTTCACAAATTACAGCTTATGAGGTGGCGAGTTAATGGCTTATTTAGATCATGATGCAGTATTCAAAGCATATTCAACTATTGTTACCTATGACGATTCATTTGGCTTATACGGATTAGATGCTAAAGGAGAAAAAGTTACTATTGAAGAGTCAAAAGTAAACGAAGCAAAAACAACACTTGAAGCTGAAGCTGCGGCTAATAAATATAAAACAGACAGACAAAAATTGTATCCGCCTCTTGGAGATTTTGCAGACGCAATGTACTGGAACAGTAAGGGTGATTCCAGTAAACTTACTGCATATTACGCAGCCTGTGAAAAGGTAAAAACAGACAACCCAAAACCTAGCTAATTATGTCAACTTTAAAAGTCAACACGATACAAAACACCTCTGCTGCTCATAGTTCAACACCGCAACAAATAGCAGAAGGAAGAGCAAAAGTATGGGTTAATTTTGATGGAGAAGGCACTGTGTCAATCAGAGATGATTTTAATGTCTCATCAATTACTGATAATGGAACTGGCGATTATACAGTTAACTTTTCAACTAATATGTCAAATGATGATTATGCCGCACTTGTTACACCACAAAGAAAAGCTGGCACTTCGGAAGCTACGGCAGACTTATTCACATTGAACAGCAATAATTTAAGACTACTTACTTTAAGAGTTGATAGTGGTGCAAATTTAGACGTTGGTAATGTTTGTGTCGCTATTTTTGGAGATCAATAACTTTAGATATATACTAAGAAAAAAACTATGGCTAAAAATTCAGATTCAAGATTTATTTATTCAAATGATGATGGCGGTATTTGTATTGTCGTGCCATCTGATAAAACAGATTTGACACTTGAACAGATAAAAGCGAAAGATTGCCCAAGCGGGAAGACAGTTTATACTGTAGATAAATCTGAAATTCCTACCGACAGAAGTTTTAGATCAGCTTGGACTTACACACCTTAATTATCATGGGATTTGGAATAGATATGGCGAAAGCCAGAGAAATTCACAAAGATAATATAAGAAATGCAAGAACTCCAAAACTTGCAGAATTAGATGTTGAATTTCAAAAGGCACTGGAAACAGGTGCAAGTACAACAGATATTGTTGCAAAAAAGCAAGCCTTAAGAGATGCACCAGCAGACTCAGGCATTGCAGCGGCTTCAGACGCAGCGGCTCTAAAAGCTCAGTGGAAAACTGATATACTAGGAACATCACCCTATAGTTAGATGGCTATTGTTGCTGGAACTTATGACTTTACAGTACAGAGAAGATCAGACCATGCTGAACTTTTCAGAATTACCGACTCAAATGATAGTCCTGTTAACCTCACAGGCTTCACAATAGCTGCGCAAGTTTGGAACACTGGAACAAGGACTGCTAAATATGCAGATTTTGCGGTGGCTTATACAAACAGAACTAACGGTGAATTTGAAATCAGTTTGACTCATGTGCAGACTTTACAATTCACACCAAACGAATTGTCTTATGACGTTTTACTTTTAAATCCCAGCGGCAAGCGTGAATACTATATAGAAGGTACTATATTTGTAAGTGAGGGCCTTACCACAATATGAGCAACATCAACGTCACCCAAAACAAAAACACTGTTACTGTAAACGGTGAGACAAGAGTTGTAACTGTAAAAACAGCAGGGCCTCAAGGCCCAGCCTTTGCAGCAACTGGAACTTCACTAAATGACTCAAATAAAGTAGATGGGTCAGTGGTGTTTTTCGATTCATCTAGTGGTACATTTAAAGCAGATAGCACAACCACAAAACTCACACTTGTCAATGGAGGTAATTTTTAGGTCATGTCAAATACTATAAGAATTAAAAAAAGAGCAGCCTCTGGAAGTGCGGGTGCGCCGTCTAGTTTATCTCCGTCAGAATTAGCATTTAACGAAAACGATCTAAAATTATATTATGGTTTTGGTGACAATGGATCTACACCGCCATCTGCAAGCTCAATCATCACTGTTGGTGGTTCTGGTGCATTTTTTAATAAGACAGATACAAGAACTGCAAATACAATTTTAGCTGGCCCGACTACTGGCTCGGCTG